AAAATGGTATAAATATGGAAACATTAACTCAGGATTTATTATTAATAGGAAGTCTGATGTTATCTTTGTCGTGGAGGATTGCCCTTCTGCTAGTAGTGTTTGCAGTTTTGTCTCAGCCATAGCTCTATTAGGTACAAGCCTTTTGCCACAACACATAGATAAAATAAAAAAATACAAAAAAGCTATAATTGCTCTTGATAAGGATGCGACACTTAAAGCGTGTGAAATGTCTCGTAAGTTATCTCAATTTGTCAACACAACTGTAGCTTTTTTGTCAACTGATTTAAAGGATTTAAAGGATGAAGAACGTGAACGATTCGTTAGAAAATATATCGATTGATCATAAAGTTTTAGGGTTTTGCCTAAACCATGATTTTTTTAAAAAGGTAAGAAACATTCTTGAAGAAGATATGTTCTCAGGACAAACAAAAGAATTGTTTAAAACAATATTGTTTGCTCAAACAAACTATGAAAAAGATTTAACAAAGGATGAACTGTTTGCGTTGCACGTAGATAGACATCCTGCAATGCCAGCATCAACAAAA